GGTCAGAGCCATATTTGACTACATTGGATAGACTGTGAGGTAAATCACACCCCATAATGTGGGATAAACAGCCTTTATCCCGGCTTATACATAGTAGGGAGGATAATTACCGACTAGGTAATTAGACGACCTACCCGGCCCTAGGGGGCCGGAGGGAGCTTTCAGCGACTGGAGGCCCCCAAACAAACTCCTAGTGAGTTTGGACAGGTCTATCATTTTGACTATCCACAGGTTTATCCACAGACCGTGGATCCAATGAGAATGACACTAGGAATCCAATGACAAAACGGCAAGAAGAAGCCGCCAAGACTAAAGCGAAGGTACTTGGCTACATCACCCAAGGCTATACAGTCGAAGAGGCGATGAGAGCTGTCGGCAAATCGGTCAAACTCTGGGAGTACTACCGATCCACCGATAAAGAGTTCAAAGAGAACGCTGACAAGATTAGAGCTGCCCGAGTTACTAAAGGTCGCATCCAATCCGAAGAATCTCTGTCGTTACCATTTCGTGATTTCCGCAAAGAGTATTTAGAGGCTGAGACCTTTCCGCATCAGATGAACATCATCGATCTATTGGAAGGTCGAGACCCAGCATGGGTTCATCCATCGATGCAGTACGAAAAGGGTCGCCCCCAGTATGTGCTGGTGAATGTGCCACCTGAACACGCAAAATCGATGACCACATCCATCGACTACCCGGTGTACCGGATCTGTATGGATCCCAATGTTCGAATCATGATTGTTTCGAAAAGCCAGCAGAAGGCTACCGAGTTCATTTACGCCATCAAGCAAAGACTTACCCACCCCGGCTGGCAAAAGCTACAACTCGCTTACGCCGCAGGTTCTGGCTTCAAGTCCAAGTCTGCTACATGGCAAGCAACACAAGTTTACCTCGGAGACGAACTTCGTGACTCCGACCAGAAAGACCCTACCCTTCAGGCTATCGGTATTGGTGGTCAGGTCTACGGTGCGAGAGCCGACCTGATTATTCTCGATGACTGCGTGACAATGAGCAACTCACACGAATACGAGAAGCAGATTCGTTGGATCCAGCAGGAAGTCCTAACTCGTCTTGGGCCTACTGGAAAACTTTTAGTTTTAGGAACCCGAGTGGATTCCATCGACCTGTATAGAGAACTCCGTAATGGGGAACGCTATCCCACAGGTCAATCTCCGTGGACATACCTTGCCATGCCGGCGGTACTTGAGTTCGGTGAAAGCCCGAACGACTGGAAAACCTTATGGCCTAAATCCGACCGCCCATGGCAAGGATCCGAGGAAGAACCAGACGAAGAAGGTTTATACCCTCGTTGGGATGGACACCACCTATCGATGCGTAGGTCTGCCCTCGATCCGAAAACTTGGTCGATGGTTTACCAGCAAGCAGATGTTGATGAAGACTCGACTTTCAATGTCGCTTGTGTTAAAGGTTCAATCGACCGCATGAGAATGATTGGCCCTATCGTGCCGGGCAATCCCGGACACCCAGAAGAGTCAGAAGGTCTCACCGTAGTTGCAGGGCTTGACCCAGCGATTGTTGGTGATACGGCAGCCGTAGTAATGGCGATTGATCGCCGCCGCAAAAAGCGTTATGTCCTTGATGCAGCAACTATTACTCGGCCCTCGCCACAAGCAATCCGTGATCTCATCACAACATTTACAGACAAGTACAAGCCATCTGAATGGATGGTTGAGCGTAACGCTTTTCAGGGCTACCTGACACAAGATGAGAATCTACGGATGTGGTTAGCCAACCGTGGAGTGATGCTCCGGGAACATACAACATCTCGCAATAAGTGGGATGTCGGCTTCGGTGTGGCAGCTATGTCTACCCTCTTTGGATCTGCCGATTCACAGGGTAAACATCGCAGAGACAACCTGATCCATCTTCCGTCAGATAGACATGAAGGAATCAGATTACTAATCGATCAACTTGTCACTTGGTCGCCAGAGACAAAGAACAAAACCGACTTGGTTATGGCTCTTTGGTTCTGCGAGATCCGAGCCAGAGAAATCTGCCAGTTCGGTGACTATGGTGGAAAGTTTATGAAGAATGAGTTTTTGACTAGAGCAGATCAGAATCGTCAGATGGTTGTAAACCTTGACGAATATGCCGCTAGTCGGAGAATCGGTTAAAGGAGATTAAATGCTTACTCCACAGGAAGTAGCAGCAAAGGTCACACGGCTTAAGAACCGTAACATGGATCGTGACCGCCGTATGGCTGATGTGCTTGCTGTACGCCAAGGCAGAATGCAGGATGTCTTCTTCGGTCAATTCTCTGATGAGTATCCGAAGCCACTCATCGCAAACATGATTGATATCGCAGCTCGTGACCTCGCAGAAGTTACGGCTCCTCTTCCATCAATCAACTGCTCTTCATCCAACATGGCATCCGATGCTGCTCGTAAGAAAGCAGATATCCGTACACGCATCGCTAACCATTACGCCAACAAATCAGATCTTCAACTCCAGATGTATGCAGGTGCAGACTGGTATTACACCTATGGATTCTGTGCAGGTATTGTCGATATTGACTTTGATACCAACAATCCACGCATTAGATTGCTCGATCCATTCGGTCTTTACTACGATAAGGATCGTTTCGGCAACATAACCTGCGTATCTCGTACCCTTGTCATGGATACAGAGACCGTTATCTACCAGTATCCAGAGCATACAAACAAGATTCGCCAGAAGTATCGTGGTCAAAGTGCCATGATTACCGTGATGCACTATCACGATAAGTATCAGGACATGATCTTTATTCCTGATCTTGACAACCTAGTATTGACAAATACCCCGAATGTCATCGGTAAAGTACTTGTAGACATTGCAGAACGCCCAACTGTCGATGGACAGACTCGTGGACAGTTCGATGATGTGCTTCCTGTACAGATGGCTAAGGCTCGTTTTGCACTTCTACAGCTAGAAGCAGCCAAGAAATCAGTAGAAGCACCGATTGCTATCCCACCAGATGTCCAAGAGTTTGCTCTTGGCCCTGATGCATTGCTTCGTTCTAACACTCCTGAAAGAATCCGCCGAGTTCCTATCGAACTTCCGGGTGGAGTATTTGCAGAATCATCAAGCCTTGAACGAGAACTCCGTATGGGATCTCGTTATCCAGAAGGTCGTACAGGGCAGATCGATGCATCTATCGTTACTGGTCGTGGTGTACAGGCTCTTATGGGTGGATTTGATTCACAAGTTAAAGCAGCACAAGCAGTATTTGCTCGTTTCTTGATTAATCTTATCGGTATCGCTTTCGAAGTTGATGAGAAAGTCTTTGGAAACGAACGCAAGATGATCCGTGGTACCGATGATGGTACCCCTTACGAATTAACCTACACGCCATCTCGTGACATCAAGGGTGATTACACCGTAGATGTTCAGTATGGTCTCATGGCTGGACTTGATCCTAATCGTGCAGCAATCTTTGGATTGCAACTTCGTGGTGACAAACTCATCAGCCGTGACTTCCTACGCCGCAACCTTCCGTTCTCGATCAATGTGACTCAAGAAGAGCAACGCATTGATATCGAAGATCTCCGTGATTCATTACGCAACGCCGTATCGCAATATGCAACGGCTATTCCAATGCTTGCAACCCAAGGTGGCGACCCAACAGAAGCTGTCAAGCGTATTGCTGACATCATCAATGGTCGTCAAAAGGGTGAAACTTTGGAGCAGATTGTTACTAAAGCATTTGCTCCTATAGAACAGCCAGCGGCGACTGCGATGGCCCCCGGTGCTTCGCAACCATTACCCCCTGAAATGATGGGTATGGTTCCGGGAGCGGCCCCGGCCGCTGGCTCCCAAATGGTGGCTGGCCCCGGTCAGTTCTCTCGTAGGACAGATCTAGCACAAGGCGGATCACCACAAATGTCACAACTATTAGCTGCCCTAACTGGGGCTGCTTAATCCAACAGGAGGAACATATGTTCGGAACAAAGAAAGGCAAAGTCGCCCCAGCATCCTATAAAGGCCCAATCAAGGGTAAAGGATCCGCAAAGGGCAAGTCTGCAATGCAGAAGCTCGGCGAAACTGGCAAACCAGCATCTGCTGGCGGCAAGAAGGTTAAGTAACACACTTAGGAGGTCGGGCTAATGAACAACGATGAGTTCGATGAGCTTGACGATATCTTTCCATTAGCTCGACCTGCTAAGAAAATAGATTTCATATACGCATTCGTTACATTGTTGTACAACATAAGTATTTCTTTTACAGAATTTTTCTCCTTACTGTCTAAAGTTGTTTACTCACATTCAGTAAACGAAGCAAAGAAGCGATATATGTGGGAGAACCTTTCTAAAGACATTGAAAAAATGGAGGCTAACAAAGATGGCTGAAAGCTACATTGGAAAACAAGCAGCTCAGTACATCCCGGGTGGAGCATATGGCGAAGGTGGAGAGTTAATGGCTCTTCAAACTGCACCGGGTGTTAACATGGCAGCCTCTGAAGTATCTGCTGCACAAATGGGTGCAGTCGCTAACGCTGTTCCTATGGCGAAGCCAACATTAAATTTCAACACACCTAATCCAAATAAGGATGTTCCTATTACTGATGGTGCATCTTTTGGCCCGGGTCGTGGTAATGAAGCACTACCAGTTGCACCTATTGCACAGGATCCAACTGCACAACTAATTTTATCTCTGGCTGAACTCTATCCAGATCCAGATCTGACAAGACTAGCCATGCAAGTTAAGGCACAGGGTCGTGGTTAATGGCAGAGATCGGTGGCCTTAAGGGTGCAGGAAAGCTACCGGGTGTACTTGGAAATATTCCACTACCCGGAACTCCTGAATATGAAACTTATAGACAACAGCAAGAGGGTCGTTTTCTAAACCCACAATTTGCAAAGCAGGTTGCAGGTATGGCTAAGGCCTACCCAAATGCTTCTGCTGGTGTTGTTCTCGGTCTTGCTAAGTCTGGTGCCATGCCATACGGACAGACAGCAACGGCTGCTGCAACAATGGATGGTGAAGCATTCATCGATCAGCAAAGAGAAGCTGCTAAGGCTGCTGCTGCTAAATTGAAAGAACAGAACAAGGTAGCAAAAGGTTCCCCTGCCGACTTCCTTGCTCCGCTTACTCGTACTGCTTTCATGTTGCTATCTACACCATTCGAAATGCTTGAAGCAAGCATTCGTAATACGGTTGCAGGTAGACCATTCTCTAATACTTTTGATGAGACCCAAACAGGTCAAGCACTCAATCAACTTTTCAAGACTGGTCGTATCGATGTAGGTACAGGCTTTCTTGGTACAGATTACAACTCCGCAGTAGGTAAGGCTTTACTTCAGGCAAAGATTGCCGCTGGCCCAACCATGAAGGGTGGAGTTCCTTGGACTTATTCCACAGGACTAACTCAAGCACTCTTTGATGATCCAGAAACTAAGGCTGCTCGTACATTCCAAGCGGTATCAGGTTTTATTCTTAATCTCGCTGCTGATCCATTGACTTATGTTCCCGGTGTTGGATTACTCAAGATCGGTAAAGAAGCAGGAAAAGTTGGAGTCACACTTCGTGTTGGCCCAAAGGCAGCAGCTCGTGCCGCAGAAGCAAAGAAAGCACCTATCAAGGCTGTTGCACAAGAAGCCGAAGATATGGCAGAAGAACTTGCAAAGGTTCGTGCCGGTGCAAGAGCTGCATCAGGTAACTTAAAGATGCTTGAGGGTGACCTCATCAAACTTCAAGATGATTACCAAGCCTTGCTTCCAGAGTTATCTCGTAGCCGTGACTTGGTTTATTCAGCCAAGTGGGAGAACGATTTACTCGATGCCACCTATGGTGAGTTTGCTACTAAGCGTAAAGATCTTTTTACTGCACTTAAGTCTGAGACAACTCGATCAGAACAACTCGTTGGAGATAAGCGTAAGGCTGAAGAGTTAATCGCATTCCGACTAGAACTTAACAATGCTGGTCGTGCAGCAGAAGTTCAACAGGTTCTCGATAAAGGCTTTGATGTAGTTGCCCAATCTGCTGAGACTCTTGCTCGTCAAGAGACTTTGGCTCCGGGTCTTATTCATACTCTTGAAGAAGCAGCTCTGAAGAAGGGCAACCGACCAGCAACACAAGGTATCCGTAGTGGATCTGATGTTGTAGTTCGTGTTGCTGCAAAGCAGAAGCCACAACTTATCAAGTGGACTGGACTTATCAAGGCTGGAGATTCTCCACAGGCTACTCGTGTTGGTAACGAAATCGGATCTAATCTGATTGATGTTGGCACAGCAGCAGGTGTACAGGAATCTAGACTTCAATCAGTTCTTGATGTTATCGATACACCGGGTGCAACCCATGCAGAACTTGTTTCTGCGGCTCAAAAAGCAGGTATAGTAGATTCACTATATCTGGCTTATGAGAGATCCGGTATCCAAGGATTTGCCAATGTTGGTGCAACTCGTGGTGTTGGTGGTGGCGGATTCGCATACTTCCCACGGACTGTAGATCCATTTGATGCAAAACTATCTGACTTTGCTCGTCTACAAGCTGATGCTATTGCATCTCCAGATGTTCGTGACTTTGGTCTGCAAGCAGGAACTACTCGTGCAGCAATCACACAACAGGTAGAGGGTATGACTCGTGGTGCAGCAGCACCTCGTCTAACTGTTCAAGAGCAGATTGCACAACTTGATGAACAGATTACCGAAGTAACTAAGGTTCAGACTTTACTTAACGATGAGTATGCCAAGGCTAACAAGGCTTACACAGATAACCTCAAGATGATTGAGGATCGAATCGTTCAACAAAAGGCTTTACTTGAAGAGATCACTAAGACTAAGGGTGCAGAAAGACTTGCACTTGAAGCAGAGTTTGGTCTTCTTAATATCGGTGAGAAGTCAATCCTTAACTATCAGCAAGCAGCGAAAGCATTCTTTGGCCCATTGGGTCAGAATGTTGCCAAGATGGTTGCCGTTCATTTTGGCCCAGATGATTTCTATGATGTATGGAAAGCCTTCAATAAAGACATTACTGTAGATACAGCCAAGCGACTTGCTGCTGCTACATCTGAAAAGGAAGTTATCCAGATCCTTGCTCGTGAAGCAGGTCTTGATATCTCCACAGGAACTCGTCTTGGTCTTGCATCTCAAGCTCGTGCATTAGAGTTTAAGTCTGGAATCTTTGCACCACAGTCTTTGAAGTTACATCATGCAGCATTTGAGAAGTTCTTCCTCGATGCCACGGCCAAAGGCTATAAGGCGATCAAGGACAGCCCATTAGGTCGTTTTGCACCTACTAAGAATTTGATTCATCTTGATGATGTTGACGAACTTGTTCGTCAGATGGATGACACATTGCCATTCCTTAAGGCTTCTACAAAGCTACGGAAAGACTCAGTAAATGCAATGATGTCTGCTACGACATCTACCGAACGCTTTAACATCTTCATTGACACAATCAAGTCATTGGTCAAAGAGAAGTCGCCAAACCTTACTGAAGAGCAGATAAAACTTCTTGATGATGCAGCTCGAGTATTCAAGAAAGAACAGGATGCTAACAGAAGATTTTTGGCACAGGTTGATGGCAATACAGCATCGGGTGCAGAACACATCATCGATGGACAGAAACTTAAGCTCTCGTCTCTTGACCCCTTACTCGATTCTCAGCTTGCAAACTTTGTTAAGTGGCCTGATCTCGATGCCTTTAGGCAGATTACCGG